GCTAACTGCTTTTCAAGAACTTGAACGGCTTGGTGTCTACACAAACGCCGATTTTTATTCGCCAAGCAAAGCCAAGGATGGACACTACACCAACAGAATCAAGCAGCTCCGGGATGATTCCCGAAAGCCTGAAGGATCACAAGGAACTTTTAAACAGGCTCGAACATCACGCAAATATCGTCCTCTCTAATGAAGAGGATTCACTACGTCGTTCTCAACTTCTGCGGCTTTATGCCGATGAAGTTGGTTTCCCGATTACGGAAAAAACAGCGGCGATATTATTGCTTCGGGCGCAAGGTGCAGTTTCTGGTGTCTGCTTGCCGCGAATGCGTGGCGAGAAAATGGACACAACTCCCACGCCTTGGGCTTGGGAAGGTGTCATCATGGCAGGCACTTTTAACCTGCTTGTAGCGCCACCAAAGGTGGGCAAGTCTGCATTGATGGTAGGAATGATTAGTGCATGGTTTCACGGTGAAGATGCTTATTTAGGACAGCCATTGCACGGTGTGTGTCCCAAAGTTTTTATTGTTGGTACTGACCAACCTGAAAGCGATTGGCACACGTTGTTTAAGCGTGAGGGTCTAGTTGACCGCGAAGGCAACATGGCTGGGCCTGTTGAGATGCTTTGGCACACAGGAGCGCCTTTGCATCTCACAGAAGGTGGGATTGCGCATCTCGGAGAAATAGCCGCTGCGAACCCTGGAGCTTTATTCCTGCTTGACTCGTATCACGCCTGCTGTGCGCCTCTAGGGCTTGAAGAAGCAGCTAGCAGCTTTGACGGTCCTGCAAGGCAGCTAGCAGAGGCTGTAGCGCCTTATAAGGCCACGCTGGCAATGATCCACCACACCAACAAAAGCGTGAGCGGTGGTAACGCAACCAATGCCAGTAGAGGCAGCAACGCTTTGCCTGCAGCAGCCAGTCTCACAATCCTCATGAACTGGTTTAAGCAGCCTGCTGAGGGCCAGACACAGAACGATTATCGCGTGGTCCTGAAGACGCAAGGCAGAGCAAAGGGAACAACGCTGCTGATCGAATTGCAGGACGATGGCTGGTTGCTGCATGGAGATGGTGAGTCCGTGATGGCTGCAGAAGCCATGCAAGAGGCAGCAGACGAGCTGCAAGGGCGTCAAGCAGATGTCTTTGACTACATCAAAGAGCGTTGGTTGCTTGGTGAATTCACAGTCGCCGGTACTGAGCTTGCATCGCATTTCAACCTTGAACGCAACAAAACAAGCCGCTGCCTTCGCGCATTGGTTCGCAAAGGCTTGATCGAAGAAGCAGGCATGACGGAAACAGGGCCAACAGGTGGTCGTCCATCACCGCTGTATAAGCCAGCCAGAGGATCATCCCTAGAGGCGTGGCAAACGTCGCAAACGTCCCAAACTTCGCGCGTACATACGGAGAGAAGTAGTTTGCCACCTTTGACAGGTTCGCCACGTAGTGACGCGGGAGGCTCTATTCAGGGGGGTTTGACACCTACTCCTGGGACACCTGTGGAGCTGCATCGAAACGGTGATTGGAGCAATGGCTGGGTTGTCGTTGATGCAAGCAATGCCGACAGCGTCAAGGCAGCAAAACTGGGCAATGCCAACATCACTGTTGGATCACTGCGATGGGATCTGGATGTGCGCCTTTGTCAATCCAGCCCGTTTAAAGCAGCACCTGAAACATTTGATACATCAGACCCGTTTGACTTCTGATGGCTGGTATGCCATGATTGTGACATCGGGAGAGATCCCACAGCCTCAAGCCCCATGATCATCGAACGCATTGAAACTGGTCTCTGGACCGCTACCCACAATGGTCAAACCATCGGTGGCATTTACACGCAAGACGGTGACGGCTGCATCAGCCAGCATGTTGGCGGTGGCAGAACTTATCAAGCTGTTTTTTGTCCCAACCCTGAAGCAGAAGGACTTAGCTTCGAAGGCAACCTTCGCGCTTGTAAGAAATGGCTGAATGATTGGGCAAGCTTCATTCTTGCTTGACCTTGGCTGGGGGGTTGCCATTCAACCCCTGGTATGCCATACTTGATTTATCGGGAGGCGGAGACGCTTCCTACACAACACCTCAAAACAATGGATTTCTGGACACCCGAGCGCTGCAAGACCATCCCTACTCTGCAGCTGATGGACAACTCCTTAGAAATGTCTTCTCAGGCAGTTATCACCAACAGCTCTGAGCGTAAATACCGCTTGCTGGCAATCGTTGAAATGATTCAAGCTGAACTCCGCACCCGCGTTTAATTAAAACCAAGGCCCTGGAGACAGGGCTTTTCACCACTCCTCAAAACCATGGACGCATTCACTCAAAGCCTCAACTGGTTCGAGTCCTTTGAACGCTTTCAAGACAAGCTAGAAGCTGACAACCTGCTCAAGCTTCAACAGTCAGAGCCCTCTAGCCGCTACTACGTCGAAGCATCACTGAACGGCAGCCTTGAATGGACTGAGTGGGCTTATGACGAACATGAGCTTGATTTGCTGAAGCAAGACGCTAAGGACTGCGGCTATTCCTACACCGTGGAGGAAGTTTGATTAACTAATTACACGTCGGGGAGCCTGATGCCTGACTTGTCCCCCAGCAGGCTGAAAGCTATAAAATACCGTTTAGACCCGGAATCTAGCGTGCGCGCTACCGGTTCGATGGGAAGGCAGGGCAGCTTTGAGGTGCTGATCTATCCCCCGACACTCCTCACGATCGTTTCACGATGTTCTCTCGATTTTGATCATGACCATTTCCGCAGAGCCCAAAGACGTTATCTCCTGTGAATTCGGCAGAAGAGCAGGCAGCAAAGAACACTTAGTTGTTCTTTATGTCTTAGATACAGAAGAACGCTACGCAGGCGAGACAGTCCTCTGCACTTTGGCCCCTAGCCAAAGGTGGATTCTTAATCTGTCCCCTGGTGATCTCGTAGATGTTCGCGAGAAAAGCTTTAGAGAAGGTCGCGATGAGTGGCTCGCTGATGCAATGCCAAATAACCGCCAACCTTCTTATGACGCTGTCGTTCAAGAAACTTCAATCCAAACGACTATTGAGACAGGAGTCGACAACTGTTCTCTTGCGTTAGCTCCCGAACCACTCTCAGGACCAAGGATCGAAACATATATAGCTGATCCTGAGCTTTTCTCTATCTTCAACACTCTTAGTTCTTACGACACTAAAAAAGAAGCTGGAAGGCTTTTGCTTGAATACGCTTTGAAGAGTCTTCGTCCTTTTTGCAAAGCAATGGAGCCTTCACAGCTTTATGACGTGTTGAAAAACTCCTGATCTTTCTGCCCTGCCACTAACCCTGGCGGGGCTTCTTACTAATGACTAAACAAGACTCCCTTCGCGCGAAACAGCGCCAAAATGACCTCAACGCTTTTCGTCGCTATGAACGCCAATACTGGCTCGCCTATGCCCGTAGCCAAAATCCGTACCCTCCCAGGTGGCAATGTGCAAGTCACAGTCGGCAACTTCAGAGGCATTGTCAGCTCGACGCGCTCGACTGAACACAAAATCCGCCAACTCCGCTCCTATTGGCAAAAAGCTCAGCGCCATGACACGTAAACGCGATCGATACGCTGGTCTCAACGCAGCTCAAAAAAACGACTTTCTTCGACTTACTCCTGTTGAATGGCAAAATTACTTTGAATCTGCTAGCCAACGAACTCTGCGCAAAACTTATGCTCAACTATATAATCGCAAAGGCCCTGAATGGGAAAGAGTCAAAACATTATTCGTTAAGGCTCTCATCGCGAAACAAAGCGAGGTAGTCTTACACCATGGCAAAATCGACTAACGCAGAAATCGAAGCCCGTGTAAAGGCTGTCTATGGCTTGTTTATCAAGTCATATTCTCGTTTTGAAATTTTGCAATATGCGGCAGAGCAGTGGGGTGTCAGCGAAAGAACAGCAGACATCTACATGCAGCGTGCTCGCAAGTTAATTCAACAAGACTCAGAGATTGAGCGCCCAGAGTGGCTTGCTGCTGCGATTGCACGGCTTGTAAAATATGAACAGAAGGCAGGTCGAGACGAAAACCTGCAAGTTGCGATCAAGGCTTTGGAGACTCAGGCCAAGCTGCTTCGCTTTGACATCTGATGCCCTTGCTTGACGGCTTAGCAGTCAATGAACCGCTTTTGGCGTTTATTGAGCCCGTAGACGACAATCGTACTGAAGACATTGTTCAGGCTCTTACTGGTGGTTTAACAGCGCCACAGCGGCAAGTTTGGGACGCAGATCATCGGTTTAAATTGCTTTGCTCAGGGCGACGTTTTGGCAAGACCTACTTGTGCATAACTCGTTTGATTTGCTGGGCTATGGAAAAGCCTGGCAGCCTTTGTTGGTACGTTACGGCTAATTATCGAATGGCAAAACAGATTGCCTGGCGTCAATTAAAAACAATGACGCCAGATGGCATGATTGCCAAAAAAAACGAAACGGACCTTTCAATCGAGCTAATCAATGGCAGTGAGATTGCGCTTCGTGGCGCAGATAACGAGGACAGCTTGCGTGGTGTAAGCCTTTCTGCCTTGGTTGTTGATGAGGCTGCTTATGTCAAGCAGACAGCGTGGGAGATGGTTTTGCGTCCTGCTTTGTCGGATCAAAATGGTCCTGCATGGTTTATCACCACGCCTGCAGGCTTGAACTGGTTTCACGATTTATGGGAGCAAGCTCAAGACCAAGTTGATTGGGACACCTTTTCGTTCACGACCATTGATGGTGGCAATGTGTCGGCAGAAGAGATTGAAGCTGCACGCAACACGCTTGACGAACGCACTTTTAGACAGGAATACCTTGCCAGTTTTGAGACGCTGTCTGGCAGGGTCTACCCAGGATTTAGCGATGACAACATATCTGAGGACATTAAAGACACTGGCGGCCTTATTTATTGGGGAACTGATTTCAACGTTTCCATCATGGCTGGTGTGCTTGGCAGCAGGGTTGGCGACACGTTGCACATATGGGACGAGCTAGCCGTCAAGCAGTCAAATACTGATGAAGTCTGCTCAATGCTCAAACAACGCTTCCCTGATCGCAAGATCATTGCTTATCCAGACCCTACAGGCTCAGCGCGTAAAACGTCTTCTGCAGGCAGAACTGATCACGACATCATTCGGCGCTTTGGCTTTGGCTGTATCAGCCCAAAAGCGCCTTGGGCAGTTAAAGACAAAATCAACGCAACAAATATGATGATTAAAAGTGCCAAGGGAAGTATTCGTTTATTTGTCCACCCAAGGTGTAAACACACAATCAAGGCTCTCAAAAACGTAACCTTCAAAGAAGGTGCGGAGGATTACGTGATTGACAAAACAGCCAATATCGAGCACTGGACAGACGGCCTGGGGTATTTGATTTTGGCGGAATATAATCCTCTGCATGAGCGTGCTGGTAGAGGCACTGGCATTAGGCTTTACTAAACTGCAAGCACTAGGCGGGTTTGGCTGTGTATTCGGGTTTCTCTGGGCGGCAACGTATTGGCAACGTCACTCAGGTCAATGACC